CACAACGTGTTAAAGATTATATGAATTATTTAATCATGGACACGATGAAAGAATATGAATCTGAATTTGATTCTATGTTATTTCATTTACCACTAGCTGGATCTACATTTAAAAAAGTTTACTACGATGTGCCACTTGGAAGAGTGGTATCAAAGTTTGTACCAGCGGATGAATTAATTGTTCCGTACACAGCTACCTCATTAGACGATGCGGAAGCAGTTATTCATACCGTGAAAATTTCAGAGAACGAATTAAGAAAACAACAAGTGTCTGGATTTTACAGAGATGTAGAACTAAGTCCTCCCGGTACAGAGACTAATGGAGAATTAACTAAAAAAGAACGTGAGCTAGAAGGAACTAAAAAAACAGGTAAGAACGAACCTGTGTATACTTTGTTAGAGTGTCACGTTAATTTAGATTTAGAAGGTTTTGAAGATGTTGGAGCAGATGGAGAACCAACAGGAATAAAATTACCTTACATCGTTACAGTCGAAGAAGGTAGTAGAGAAGTTTTGTCTATTAGACGAAACTATGCGCCCGATGATCTAAAGAAAAGTAAAATCCAATATTTTGTCCACTTCAAATTTCTGCCAGGACTAGGATTTTATGGCTTTGGACTCATTCACATGATTGGCGGATTGAGCAGAACGGCAACGGCTGCTCTCCGTCAATTATTAGACGCGGGTACTCTATCAAATTTACCTGCAGGATTTAAACAACGTGGTGTTAGAGTTAGAGATGAAGCGTCACCGATTCAACCAGGTGAATTCAAAGATGTTGATGCACCGGGTGGTAATTTAAGAGATGCATTCTTTCCATTACCATATAAAGAACCAAGTCCTACATTATTAAATTTATTAGGAGTTGTAGTACAAGCCGGTCAAAGATTCGCGGCTATTGCTGACATGCAAGTGGGTGATGGTAACCAAGGTGCTGCTGTTGGAACTACAGTTGCGTTATTAGAACGTGGATCACGTGTGATGTCTGCTATTCATAAAAGATGTTACGCAGCAATGAAACAAGAATTTAAATTATTAGGTAAAATAGTTGCTCAATATTTACCACCAGAATATCCTTATGATGTTGTAGGTGGTGCAAGAAATATTAAACAAACTGATTTTGATGATAGAGTGGATGTAGTACCAGTTGCGGATCCAAATATATTCTCAATGTCTCAAAGAATAACATTAGCTCAAACACAATTACAAATTGCAACAGCAAATCCACAGTTACATAATATGTATCAAATATATAGAAATATGTATAATGCGATTGGGGTAAAAGATGTAGATGCAGTTCTACCTCCACCACCTCCAACTGCACCAAAAGATCCAAGTTTAGAACACATTGATGCAATGGGTATGAAACCTTTCCAAGCTTTTCCTGGTCAAGACCACAGAGCACATATTACAGCACACTTAAACTTCATGTCTGTTAACATGGTTAGAAATAATCCACCTGTTATGGCTGCAATACAGAAAAATATATTAGAACACATTTCAATTATGGCTCAAGAACAAGTTCAAATGGAATTTAGAGAGCAAATGATGCAAATGCAACAGATGCAACAGATGGCTGCGATGGATCCACAGGTCCAACAACAGTTACAAATGCTTACAAATCAAGTTGAGTCAAGAAAAGCTATCTTGATTGCTGAAATGACTGAAGAATTTATGAAAGAAGAGAATGAAATCACTTCACAATTTGATAATGATCCACTATTGAAGCTAAAATCACGTGAAGTTGACCTAAGAGCAATGGAAAATGATAGAAAAAAAGAAGCTGATCGAACAAAAGCTGATTTTGACAGAGCAAAATTAATGCAATCAAAAGAATTAGCTGAAGATAAGATGGATCAGAACGAAGAATTAGCAGAATTACGTGCTGGAGTAAGTCTTGCAAAAAAAAATAATGCTAATATAAACTAGTAAAGGTAAAAAATATGATAAACTATAAAAAATCAAAGCAAATAGCAGTTCCTGAGCAGAATGTTGAAATAGATCCAAGATCTAAGACTACAGCTGACGGTGCTTTCAACTATATTCCTACAGGAGACAAGGAAAAAGTTAGAGGACAGAAAAGAATGCTAGCTGAAAAGAAAAAACCGGCTACTTGGTACTAAATCATGTGGTTATCGGCAATTAAATTAGCCGTTTCTGCTGGAAGTAAGATTTATGCTAACAAGCAGAAGACGAAAATGGCAATGAGTGAAGCACAACTCATGCACGCTACAAAAATGGCCCAAGGTCAGGAAGCTTACCAAGGCAAATTATTAGAAGCAAGACAATCGGACTGGAAGGACGAGGCGGTCCTCGTAATATTAAGTTTGCCCGTGTTGGTGCTCGCGTGGGCGGTCATATCTGATGACCCGACAGCGATGGACAAGGTAAAATTGTTCTTCGACATGTTCTCACAGCTCCCGTCATGGTTTACTAATTTATGGATACTTGTCGTGGCGAGTATTTATGGTATAAAGGGTACACAAATTTTTCGTAACGGAGGAAAAAAATAATGTCAGGATATGTAAGAGCAGTAAATTTTGTTAAAAATTTAGTCAAAGGTGGATCTAAAACTTCACCAACTATAAATAAAGTCAAACCAACTGTTAATACAACAGAATTAGAAAAAAAAATAAGTGAAACAACTAAAGCTGTACAAAAAGCAAAAGGCTCTGGTGCAAAATTAAGTCAATCAATTTTTGAATTAAAAAATAATATGCCTATTACTTTTAAAGGTAATAAAACAAAAACTCTTTCTAATACTACTAAAAAAAGAAATGAAGAATCAAAAAAAATGTTTGATAAAACTGAAGGTAGAATTAAAAGAAAATTTGGTGGTGGTGCAGATATGGGTTCAAAAAAACTTTCTGCTAAACAAATGAAAATTGCATCACTTGCAGGTAATAAGAAAAAAATTGATGGACCTGATTTTGCAAAACTAAGAAGTAAAAAAGCATAATGGCTAAACTTTGTGCAAAAGGCAAAGCAGCCGCTAAAAGAAAATTCAAAGTATATCCTTCAGCATATGCTAACATGTATGGTTCAGCAGTATGTTCAGGTAAAGTTACACCAGGTGGCAAGAAGAAAAGAAAAAAAGCTATGGGTGGTGGAATGATGGATATGACTAGAATGAGATACGTAAAAGGAGGTATAGCATAATGAGTCGAGGACCACAAGGAAGACAAGGGAAACCAAAAGATCCTGAAGTAAAAAAATTAAGGAAAAAACAATTTGATACTTACATGGCAGAAAAAAATGCTCAATCTGACAAAGCAGAAAGACTTCAAAAAACTTATGAAGGTGCTTCGCCAAAAATAAAAGCAGATTTAGAAAAAAAATTTAAAAATGTATTTAATCCTCAAGAAATGTTATCTTCTTCAAGAAGAGATGCAACTAAAACTTTTATGGCTAAAGGTGGAAGAGTAGGTTTAAAATCTGGATCTAAAGGTTGTAAGTTAGCTATGAAGGGAAAAGGGAAAGCTTACGGAAAGAATTCGTAATGCGTACACACTTTTCAAAAGGTGGATTAAGACAATGGGTAGCGGAGAAATGGGTAGACATTGGAGCACCGAAGAAAGACGGCAAGTATCAACCATGCGGGAGAAGCAAAGGCTCAAAGAGGAAATATCCAAAATGCGTCCCACTTGCAAAAGCCACACGAATGACAAAGTCGCAAAAGGCGAGTGCTGTCAAACGAAAAAGAGCAGCTGGTAATCCAGGTGGTAAACCAACTAACGTAAAAACATTTGCATGAGAAAAGATTTTAAAAAAGGTGGAAGTCCAGCGTGGACAAGAAAAGAAGGTAAGTCAGAATCTGGCGGCTTAAATCAAAAAGGTGTTGATTCTTATAGACGTGCCAATCCTGGTTCTAAATTAAAAACAGCAGTAACCACTAAACCATCAAAATTAAAAAAAGGATCTAAAGCTGCAAAAAGACGTAAGTCCTTCTGCGCGCGTATGAAGGGGATGCGTAAGAGACAAAAGCCTAGCAATAATACTGGAGATGATAGATTATCTAAATCACTTAGAAAGTGGAATTGCTAATGAGAGATACGAAAGTATTAGAATCTTTTAAGAAACATGCTGAAAAGAAGTTAAAAGAAATGAACTTGTTTAAGTATTTGAAGAAAGAAGTAGAAACGGGTGCTAATGGTACTCAAGACTATGTTATTAAAAAGGGTGAAAACACAGGAAAGGTAGCAAAGAAATAATGCAATTAGAAACAGTAATAAATAAAACTTTAAGATTCCTAAACTCAAGAGTAGAGCAGTTGTCAATTTCGGTAACGTCCGG